CCACCAAACCAGCCATAATCACTATTACCTGCTCCAGCCAAAATATATCTACCCACACTAAGTGGACCACGTAGTGACGCGGTATTAGTATCGGTTGCATATGTTATTCGGTCTACAGTAGACTGGGCAGGTTGTGGAAAGCCGCCGCCAAACCAACCATCAGTTGTATTACCTGTTGCGGCTAAAGAATATCTACCCGCACTAAGTGGACCACGTACACTTGCAGTAGCAGTATCTGTTGCATATGTTATTCGTTGTACCATTGAAAGGGGTCCCGGGTAACCGCCGGCAAACCAACCGTCAGTTGCATTACCGGCTGCAGCCAAACTATATTTAGGGGAACTTAACGGACCACGCAAACTTGCAGTTGCTGTATCAGTTGCATATGTAATTCGGTCAACTGTTGAAAGGGGTCCCGGTTGTCCACCACCAAACCAGGCTTGAGTGTTTGTTGATGGAGGTGCCAACGTAGCTGTAAACCCACCACCACTAAATGTAAATGCTCCACTAAATGTTACTGACATATTTTTATTCCTATCTCATTATTTATCGGCCGGCTCTTTACTGGCTAACATCTTAAGCAACTCGTTACGGTCTAATGCTTTACCCTCACCAACTGGTGTGTTCTCTATCTCTTCGGCTTTGCCAGCTAACTTCTGGTCTAACTGTGCTTTCTTAAGCTGTAAATCAATCATCTTTAACTTCTTATTCAATTTAGCAGTCTTTGCTGTAATAGCATGACCTAACATGTTACTAGCAACACTAAAAATCTCACTACTAAATCTACTATCAACTTGCATACCCAAATCACTTAAATCTTTAAAACTATCTACAGCCATCTGCGCTAATTCATCTAACTCATTATCACTAGCATCTAATCCACGTACTTGTGGCAATGCATTGTCAATCTTCTCTAAAGCACTTAATGCATCAGTGGTTATGTCACGTGCATTTTCTGGTATAGGAAAATGCAAGCTGTCAATCTCATCTTGTGGTAACTCAAATAATTCGTTTAATTTTTTTGTCATACAAGTATTTAGTTACTTGCTTCGCCCATTATAGAAAAGGTCATCCTCAGTTATCACTCTAAAGGTGTATCCATAATGTTTACAATAGGCCATTGCAGCCTGCCATTTGGCATGATTGATTGCTACTACCATTCTGTCTTTAGCATTAGCAACCTTACTCTCTATAAGACTTTGTTTCTTGGGTTTAATCTCAACTATTTCAGCAATGTTTTTACCATACTTATTTTGATAAACAACAAAGAAGTCCGGGATATATGTTTTTGGTTGTCCAGTAAATGGATTACGATAGGGTACGCTTATGGCTTCACTAGCCCAATACAATACATTTTTGTTAGTGTCACAAAAATTCATAAATGTAAGTTCCCATCCACTACGATATCTAGGGGTATGTTTACCTATATATTTTTGAGCATTTTTTGGGGTGAATGTACCTTGAGCAAACTTTGCCATGATTATTGCACGATATTACGTGCTACTGGTTGATTAGATTGCGGTACGGTGCTTACACCATACAAACTTGTTTTAGATTTAAAACTGTTTAGATAGTATGATATTATTTGGTTCATTTGTAATTTGCTACCGGTGCCTTGAATTTGATTTAATAAATCTAATACAGGTATTCCTGTTTCTTGTGATATTCTGAATAAAAATGCAGTAAAGTTACCAGCAATATTTTTTGTATCGCATACTGTTTTAAAATATCCGTTAACAATATCATACTCATTACCATTCACTATCATGTTGAATGAATAAAAATCATCAAATATTTTTACTGTTAAGTCTAATGAGGTGCGTTCATCTATTATTCTTGCCATGATATGTTCCTATATTAGTTATTTATAGGAGGAGGAACTAGTGCTCTACCATTTGCTTGTTGATATTGATTTGGAGTAGAACCAAATATAGGTAAGTTAAACAATACATTTCTGCCTGTATTATTAACTGGATTCATAATAGCATTAGTAATACCAGTTGTAACTTCACTCTTAATAGCTTGTTTTAGATTCATATTTTTAAGAGTATTGAATGTTGCACCTGCTTTTTGTATTGCACCTAGAACATTAGTGTTATCACCTGATAAATCATCTATGACACCACTTACTCCATCGACTAAACCACCTTGACCTAATATACTAGCTTGACTACCTGGTCTAGTAATAGGACTAGGAACTCTGTCATAATGATCGTTTAATCCAAATCCAGCTACAATGTTACTAGGTTCTTTGCCACTAATAGCACCTTGGAAGTATTTAACTGTTTCGTAGTCCAATGACATGGTATTTTCCATAGTACCAGTGGCTTCAGCATAGTTATAAGTATCATGACCAAATCTAGTAATTATAGGATTAATTAAGGTATATGCTACATAATTATGTTGATTGAAGCCAAATATTGTAATATTTTTAAAGAATGGGATTTTAGTTTGACCAGTACCAGTACTAGTAGAACCATTAAATGTAGTCCCGGTTTCCCCTATGTATCCCCAATCAGTATCGCCGGTAATAGATTGTGAATAAATGTTTCTAAGATTATAGTTTGTATTATTAGGACTAGCGTTGTTACCATTACCTGAATTTTGATTGGTTTGTCTACCTGACACAGATACAATGGGTTTACTAGCATCTTTGTAATAATAGGTATAATAGTTATACCACATATTACGTATCAAGTTTCCATTGTCATCATGGAAGTTGATATCAATTGGATCATATTTTATTTTAGTTTGTACAATACGTTTACGATTATACTGATTCATCGTATGTGTATCAAACGAGTAACTTGGTAATTTTACAGTTTTAACTGCTAGACCAAAGTTTGCACCTTGAGGCAAACCTACTGCATATGCACTCTGATTGATTTCAAAGTACACATGGAATAGGAACTTGAATTTAGGTGCATATTGATATGCATTGGGTCTAAATGTCTTACTAGCGTGAGTATAATCACGAAGGTAATCGCTGCCGAAGAATCCTCCGGCAGCGTCTGTTAGTAAGTTCTGAAAAAATCCAGCCATTTAATATATTAAAATATATTAAGCTTGACCAGCACCAATACCTGTAGTTGATGTACCACCTAAAGCACGACCAACACTTGTGCCAACGCCTGCTGTCAATGGTGACTGAACGGCATTGTCAAAACGTATTGCCATCTGTATTGTCACTACTTCATTTGAACTATATGCTAGATTATTATAGTTAGCACCTTGTAAGAAGCAACCATAACATTCCCAAGTTTCTAAAACGATAGGAGCACTTGTACCATTACCACCGTCTAAGATTTCAATGTTTGTTTGGAACTTATAATCTTGACCAGTTGCGGCTGAAGCTTGTTCAACAAAGTCCATTTGTTTCTGTAACTGTTGACCAACTAATTTTGAAACACTACCGGTAGCATCATCTCTAACATTAACTGTTAGTGGTTGCCATTCGTGACGTCCTGCCAAATACATTGTAGAGTTGTAAACTGGTATTGTAATCTCACCAAAACTAACTGATGGGCGAGTTACGTCAATAACTTGCTTAGTTAATTCATTAGTGGCATTATTAGTACCAAAGTTTAAAAAGTTAACTCTAAAACGATATTGTAGTTTGGGCATTAGCAAGCCCTGATTTCCGCCAGCATTGTCAGATGCTACGGTCATGTTAAACAATGATTGTGAGGCTATTGCCATTTTTAATTCTCCTGTTATTAATATTTATCTATTTAAATAGATACCCCTCTCGGGGTATCATATTTTATTATTGTCCACCAAGCTCGCCTGTGTTCAATATACGAACTGGTATATAGATGAATTCAGCTGCCTTAACAGGCTCAACTGCAACATCAATCCAAAGTTCATTTCTATCGATTCTTGCTGGTGTATTGTTACTTTCGTCACAAACTACAAGATAATCATATAGACCGCGTTTTGCAACTAAATCTACCATCAATGTTTCTACAACACCTGCGATTTGATTGCGTGTTAATGCATCATTTGGTTCGAATACGAACGGTCTTGCTGCCAATGTCAACTGTCTACGTATGTAAGCAATTAGTCGTGCAACGTTAGTTCTGTCTAATGCACTTGAACTATTGAAGCTTGTCTTGTTACCGTAGTTCAATAATCCAACACCAGTGAAGAACACTAATGGATTAATGAAGTTAATATACAATACATCACGAATACCTAAACGTGTCTTAATTGGCATGAATTCACCGGTTGTACTATCGATATAACCAATACTTAATGCATTGTCAATTGTACCACGACGAGTACCTGCAGCCGCTAACCAAGGATAGCTGATAGTATCATTACGTAAGAATGTACGCAACATCATATATGATGCCGGAACAGCTACTTGATTACCTGACAAGTCTGTTGCCAATCCACTTGGATAGAATAGACCCATATATGTATCACGTGTTACTAAACCTTCTTCACCTGTACTTGCTGCACCTGCATCGTTATTAGCCCATGCTTGAATGTCAGTAGCACTATCAGCTAAACGCATTGGTGTATCACCTAATATATAACCAGTTTGACCACGGTCATTGTTTAGTGTAATCATACCAGGTTGTAGTTCTGGATAATTTGGAGTTGCAAGCAAGTTGAAGAAGTTATCTTCATCACGTATTGCTGTGTTAGTAGCAATTGCCGCATTCAATGACTGTACAACCATTGCACGTTGTGCCTTACGACCCATATATGGAGCACCATTTGTTTGGTTACCACTTACTGTTACCCATGTGTATGAGAACTCGGGCAAGTTGTCTACATTAGTAGGATCACCTGCATCAAATGTACCTGCATTTGGATAGTTTGAACTAGTGAAATAGTTTGTTGTATATTGTTTAACATTATAACCACTACGGCGTGTGTTAAACATTAACATACCTGATGGGTACAAGCTTGGATTAGGAGCATCTAAATCAATATAATTGCTATCTAACAAACTAGTGATTGTTGGAATAGGATCATCTACTGGACTAATCGCACCACTACTTGACCAACGAGCATCAGCAAATAATACGCCACTAGAACTAGTTTGGTCTGTGTTATCAATTAACATCCATTGATCGGTGCCATTAACACTTTCCCAACGACTAATTACCGGATAATTTTCTAAATCACTGGTATTGATCCATAGATCACCATATTCTAATACTGTGCCGTCACTCTGAACTGAAGGTGTACTAGCACTTATGATAGGACCATTAGGATCAGTTACATTAGTTCCACTTGGTAGTGGGAAACCAGTACTGTCATAATCTCTATTACCATATCCATACCATTCGCCATTATAATTAACCATGATATCAACTTGGTCTACTACTGAGTAGAACCAGTTTGTGTTATTAGCAGGGGCAACTGCAGGAGCACCTTCATTAGAGATGTATGTGAACTCAACCCAGTTACTTAGCTCAGTAGTATATGCTGTTGCTGCCGTACCAGATACATATGTAACAGCATCAATTGCACCACTTGTTACAGCAGTAACCATGACTGTTAAGTTATTTGCTCCGGCTACACCACCTAAGCTAGCACCACTGATAACAACTGTATCACCAACTGCATATCCGCTTCCACTAGCTGTTACACCGGTACTGTTAATGATGTATGAACCATATGAGGTTAGAACTCTAAATGTAGCACCAGTTCCGACACCACCGGCACCATTAGTGCCTGACACACCAGCGAATGCTGTAGTAACGTCTGGACCATATTTTACACCAGTTGTTGTTCCAATAACAAAACCTGCTGCCTCTATTAAACCATTAGATACGCCATTAGCAACATATGATGAGTTTACTGCGTCATCTAAAAGAATTACACCACCTTCAGTATGAGTCAATTGTATTGCACCATCTGTTGTAATAGTTGCCGTTGTGTATGGAATGGCTGCATTAGACCATGCTGTTATAAAGTCAGTAGCATCTGTGTTATCTGCTAAAGTAAAGTTATAAGCACTACCAAATGAACTGCTACCAGGAACACTTACATATACGTTCATGTAATAAGGACCGCTATTGAATGCAGGATTTGTATCACTACCTGTAATTACAGTTGGGCCAGTAGCAATACGTTCCCATAAATATAATGGAGCAGATGGTAAACTTCCACCGAATGAATATTGACCATATATTGTACCTGTAGGTATCGCTTGGCCACCAGTAGCATCTAATCCAGCAATTGCTGAAGTATCGTTGACATACAATGAAACTGTTTTACTAGTCCAAGATTGAGTAGCACCATTGAATACTGATACTGCCGGAGATAAACCGTTACCAGCTGAACCAACCTTCATCCATACTGAACCTGTTGGACGAGGGGCTGATTGACTACTTGTCCATAATGGCATTTGAGCACTTGTACCATATGCTACAATTGGTTGATAATAAGTACCAACACCTGTACCGGCAACAACATCAATACCCATGTCAGTTAATGCAGAACCAGAAATATCTTCTACTAATAATCTGCCATTAGTTGCGGCACCTGATGCTAATAACTGATTAGAGAACATACATAATTTACCACTACGTACTTCTGCAGACAATCCTGCCCAACCTAAATCATTAATTTCACCTGCTACACCTTGAACTGAACCAACACCACCGCCATCATCTGGAACAGTAATTGTTGCATAATATAGTCCGGACATGTTAATAGTAAACGTGTCGCCTGCAGATAATTCTGGGTTAGAATTTGAACCTTGAATGGTAGGAATATCTAATCTCCAACCCGAGCTACCTACTACAACCCATGCATTGTTAGTAGTCTTATAGAAATAAGTTTGACCAGATGCATCTGTTGGGCTACCTGTAGATTGTAATGAATTTATAGCATAGTCACCGATACTACCGATGCTATTTAGCGGAACTCCACCTGATAAGCTAGTGCTATTTGAAATTACAATAGGAGTTTGTAAACTGAATCTACCTGTTGTTTGATTAAAAGCATAGATACCCCATGTACTTGTTGTAGTATCTAACCAATATGTTCCAGAGTCTGGATTACCTGTTGGACGACTTGTTTGACCAACTAAACTAGCTAAGTCAATATCAGCACGTAGAACATAACAACGATTTGTTACACCTAGTGTTGAGTAAGCCGCTAACAAACCATATTCATTTAACTCATAACCCTGTATCGGTGTACCATTTGTCGTTGTATAGAAGAACGGTGTACCATATAAGTTTACTAAGTCTCGTTGACTTGTTACTTGGAATAGTTTATTTGCGTTAGCTGCCGTTGTTGCGGCTGCTACACCTGTTCCAGACGCATCAGCTTTGTTTTGTGCTGTTGCTAATAGAATAAGTGGGACGGAATTCGTTGGAGCTGGAAGATACTGACTCTGGTCAATGATTGTTACTTCTACGCCTGGTGATGTTAATGCCATTTTATTTTTCCTTTATGTAAAATTCTGAGGGTTACAACCCTAATTGCATATTATTATTTATCGAATACTTATAAAAAGAGCCATTATCCGTGCCTTCGAAGGTTCCTAGAGTAAATACACTATGAGACCTATATGCAATACCTGTGGGAAGAATTACTGTGCTGTTAACTACAAGCGTGGTGATATCACACATTATCGTAGCATGTGTGATGAGTGTGGTCGAAAGAAAAACAAACTTAAACCAAGAACCCCTAAATGGAAAACTAAAGGGTATAAGAAAAAAGCCGCATGTGATTTATGCGGCTTTAAGGGTTTATTTACTAGTCAAATTACCGTATTCCATGTTGACGGTAATTTAGAAAATACTGACTTGGTTAACTTACGTAGTATATGTCTTAACTGTGTAGAAGTAGTTAAAAAGAAAGAAGTTAATTGGCGTCGAGGAGACTTACAGGTTGACCACTGAGTTCACTTGTTTATGTAACTCATCTATTGAACCATTATTGTCAATATAATAATCATATAACAATCCCACACTACTATATTCACTGGCATGAACTGCATAGTTACCTAATTCTACCATAGCTTTTAGTTTTTGTTCGCTACCTTCAGGTTCGTTGTTATAGTCTACTGCCGCACTATACCAAACAGGACGTTCACCTCTATTAACACGCATTGTTATCCCGCCCACACTTTTAATAGAGTTAACTTCATTGGCAAAACGACAATCTGTAATCACAATGTTCTCATCTGTTTGTCGTAGCTTGTTCTCTACACTTGCTACCCAAATATCTTTATGGAACCCATTACGACAAACTTCTGTTCCCCAGTATTGCAATACCCATCTTGGGGTAATTTCCATACCTAAACGATTACTCCACCATTCATCACGTTGTTCTCGCCAAGCTCTACTGGTTTTAGTAGAACCCTCTAAGTATTCTCTATTCCAACCAAACACGGCTGCTACTGCGTCTTTTAATGATGCCGCAAAACTAACACGTTTGAACCCGTGAAATGTGCAAAGATAGTCGGCAATTGTGTCCTTGCCGCTCGAAATTAGTCCCGTAATTCCTATAATAATTTTCATTCTCCTTTATGTTTACATTTATCTCCGTGCCATCTAGAATAATTCATATGGTCTACTTCTTTTAGACAATGATAACACTTAAGTTTAGGTGCAGCAAGCTTTTCGGCACTTTTTTTCTTTCTTTGTTCTTCTGAATGTTGCTTTCCAAAGAATCCATTCTTTTCACCTACATTGGCTACTTTCTTTTTTAATTCAGTTGCCTTCTCTTTACCGTACAGTTCTTCAAAAGTTTTTCCTTTATTGAAGGGGGTACTACCTTTTCTGTTTTTGGAAGCACTATCTTTCCATGCTTTTGATTTTGGTCTTGATGCGGCAAGTTTCATCAGTAATAAAGAATCAGTTGAATGTTTTTTGTTTTTGAAGGTACCTTCTAATCCTGCATCTTTTCTTTTTTTAGCCCGTTCTATTCCAGCCTTTTTATAATTAATTTTTGCTGATTCTGGTATTTCACTATTCCTTAATTCTTCAACTAACTTAGCATACATCCTGCCAGTAACTCTTTTTCTTTCTTGTTTTGGTCCCATTAATCTAGACATACCTAATGCTGCCTTTAGCATTTTATGTTTGGCGGGACCTATAGTCATTCTAGGTAACAGCAAATGGCATACTAAATGTTCATGCGGTGTTAACTTTACTATATTAGAAATATCATCAGGATTGCCTTCTAACCACCCAATAGAGCCAAGACGTTTTCTTTTTATAAAAAAAGATTCAGGAATGATGTGATGTTTTTCATTAGGCTCTATATTGCCTCTAATTATTGCTCTATCTATTATAGAATAGTACCAATTGGTATATTTATTTTGAAGGAATATATCTGTTTTCATAAATATATTTATGCGAACAGGATAAGATAAATGTGCTACTATATATTACCCTCAAACCCAATTTAATTTATCCCTGGACCCATGTCAGGGGCTGTGATCCATCTACATAACGTTTTAGTTCTTCAATGAGTTCTTGTTGCAATTGTTTGGATTCAGCTTTCATTGCCGCACCATTCAAACTTGTACCGCCACCTGGACCTGCAATACTTGCAAACTTCTCACGTGCTTCACCAATGATACCTTTTAATACAGCAAATACCCAATCACCAATCCAAACACCGGTGCTCGGATCTTGTAATAATACTTCTTGTGTTCTTTGTACATCGGCCCAAATAAGGACACGTTCTCCAGATCCTTTTGGATCACGAACAATACGTAATACTTTAGTTACTGGATCAAATGTATAAACTACATATCCACCAAACATACGTGCGGCTAATTCAACATAACCAGCATAGAAGTCATATGTTGCCATACCACCCGCATAGTTATAGTTTAGCAAATATGTGTTTAAAATAGCTGAACTGAATGGATCAAATGAACTAGAACTTGGTCCTGTTTCTAGTCCAACCGTTCTACGATATAAACATCTGACGTTAATGAATTCTTGTGGTAGTGTATATGTATCAACATTCTTTTCTATTGTGAAAAGAGTATAAGATTCTGCCGTAGCGTTTTGCGCTCGTTGACGATAGACTTTGATAGCATAGTTATATGCCGCCTCATAGTGTTGAGGATCTAGTTCCAAGTCAATGATACCATCTCCTAGACGATATCTAACGTTTTGGAATAATGCCTGTTTTAGTTCATCTAGTGTTAGACCAGATGGCGTAGATAGTATATTTGCAGTAGCTGATATTGTCATAGTTGTTTACCTGTATAATGTATTTATCAGGTTACGCCGTAGATACTGTTTATTGTAAACCTGAACTTGAACCTTGATTTGCAAATGCACCTGTTAAAAATCCACGATCTGTTGAAGTTGCAGTGTCTGTTGCAAATGTAATACGAGTAACTGAGGATGTAGGGCTTGCATTTGCATAACCTGCGGCAAACCATCCATATGTATTATCACACGTACCTGCGTGACTATATCTAGTAGCCACTAAAGGTCCACGAGTACTTGAGGTTGCAGTATCTGTTGCAAATGTAATACGTTGTACCGTTGAAATCCTATAAGTTGGAGCTCCAACTGCGCCTGCACCAACCCAACCATATGTACTGTCTGTAACAGATGCTGTGTAAGCAACTGCGGTTGTTAGTGGACCTCTTGCTGAAGCAGTAGCAGTATCCGTTGCATATGTAATACGATCTACCTGTGACAGTTGAGGTGGTGCGTAAACACTACTATTTCCCCCTATATACCAACCATAACTTGTATCTCCGGTTGCAGTTGCGATAGTTCTACCTATAACTAAAGGTCCACGGTTACTTGCCGTGTCAGTATCAGTTGCGTATGTAATACGATTTACTACAGTTGTCTGACCAATAGAACCAATCCAACCGTATGTAGTTCCATCACTTGTTGCACAAGCAGCATATGTCCCCCCAACATTAACTGTTAATTGACTTAGTGGACCTCGAACACTTGCAGTAGCTGTATCTGTTGCATATGTTATTCTATCTATCCGTGATAGAAAACCTGGATTAACAGACGGAGCATATCCTCCACTAAACCAACCAGCACTAAGTGTTCCGGCGCCGGCTATGCCGTACCTTGCTATACTTAATGATCCACGCACACTAGCTGTTGCGGTATCAGTTGCAAATGTCATTCTATTTACAGTTGATATCTTGCTAGGTCCAAGTTCGCCGCCACCATACCATCCTGCTGTTGCTACTGATGGAGGTGCAACTATACCCACTCCACCACTAAATGATATTCCACCTGTTATCGTTATTGACATAATTGTTACCCTTAGATACGTATATTGTATTTATCGGGTAACAATTATTACTTACAAATCGCCGGGCTTACGATTCTCACTATAATATGCATTAAAACTTCCACCGGGATATCTACTCTCTAACTTACGTATATTCTCTGCAATAACTTCATTTGGGTCAAGATTCAATGCACGACAAGCATTAATCCAATACCACATAACATCTCCTAACTCACGCTTTAAATGAAACACTTCAGCATCAGTTAACGGTTTGCCCTGAAAAAACATCTTTTTGGGCACTTCAATAAACTCACCACCTTCTGCCGCTAATCCTAAACATGCGGTAAGTAACAGTGGTACATTGATATCAGGACCATGTACTCCATTACCTATATAGTTAGCATCAAGTTCATCACAACGATCCATAAATGTAGTCAGGTCATTACTAGCCTTGCTTGTTACAGCTTCTACAAATTCACTATATTTGTTTAAATCAATTTTACTCATTAGAATGCTTTCAAAATAATCATATGTTCATTAAATCTACCATTAGGTGTTGTACTAACTGCTTTAATGTCTTTAAAATATTTACGAGCGGCTGGCTTGCTACCCATAACTTCTTTAATCTGTTCACTAGGTTTACGTAGTGTCTTTACTTCACTTTGTGCGGTATCAAATCCCAACAACGTATTACCTTTAACAGTAAATGTTTTAGAATAGTCATCTGCTATAAAATGGTGTAACTTACGTTTCGCAGTGTCATAGGCCCATGCTTCACTTGCACCATGAAGCTTGATTGGACTGATACTCACTAAGTCAAGTTTACTTGCAGTATCTTTGAATGTTTTAAGATACTTAAGTTTTGCTACAATCTTCTCCACTGGTACTGCCTTACGTGCCCTAGGAGCTTTAGCGGCTTTCTTAACACTAATGTAACTGTTTAAATCACTAATAACCAATTCAATAAACTTAACAATGTTTTTCAATTGTGTTTTAGTTAGATGTTGATAACCCTGTACTAATTGACTATCAGTACCTTTCAATGCTTCTTCAATTTCATTCAGTTTCTTTTTCCATACATCGGTTAACAAACTAATATGTTGAGGCATTACATTCTTTTTAGCCACTTCATCTATTGGTCTTAGTGTATGTTTTGATCCGGCGCCTGATGTAATGTATTCATCAAACAGTCCTTCAAGTTCTCCACCGGCTTCACGTGCTTTATCTTTTAGAATGTCCTGAATGTTAGGTCTGGTAGGTGATTCAGGTGCGCCTGTTGCTGATTGTTCAACCACTTGAGGCTTATGTATTGTTTCTAATAAACGCTTGATTTCATTTTGTAATGTATCTGATTCGGTTTCAGATAGTTCCAGTCCACGTAATTCCATACGTGCTAACCAAGCTAATGTATTGATACATTCTTTCTCATCAACCTTACGCATGATTTTAGCCTCTTGTGGGCGACTACGTAGGTCTAAGTATTGTGCTAAGAATTCTTTAGCATCTTTTTTACCATAGAAGCGACCATACCATGTGAAACTACGCATAAGTGCAACTCGGCGTCTATCTGGATCGGGTTGTACGGCAAACATAGGTTCAGGACCTAAATATTCTGTATCCGGATCTCTGGGGTTAAGTGTCTTAACCTGTGAATAATCACTAGCTTTAATGATTTTACTTGCGGGTTTACGTGTTGCCATTAAGTTCTCCTAATTTTATAGCGCATTTGTGTATTATAGCAGATGTTCCATTTGTTGTCAACCTTTAATTTGACCCATTTTCTTATTCTATTTACTGAACCGACTATAAACGATAAATAATAGATATGCCTAGACTCTCATTATATCACCCCACGAAATCAAATGATTATCGATTCTTTGATAGAACAATATCAGAGATGTTTACTGTTGGCGCCACTGATTTATATATTCACAAATACTTAGGACCAACAGATCAGGGTGCGAGTATTGACTATACACAACCACAATATGACGCATTAGATCCTACTAATATCCAAGATTTACTATTCTTAGAGAATAGAGATAGAACATATGATCCTAATATTTATAGATTACGTGGTCATTATAATGTACAGAATTTAGATTTTGATTTAAGTCAGTTTGGATTATTCTTAAATAATGACATTATCTTTATTACCGTTCATTATAACGATATGATTGATTTAGTTGGTCGGAAACTAATGGTAGGTGATGTATTAGAATTACCGCACTTACTAGATTATAATCCATTAAAAGAAACTATACCAGTAGCATTAAAAAGATTTTATCAAATAACAGATGGTAACTTTGCTAGTGAAGGATTTAGTCCTACATGGTATCCGCATTTATGGCGTATTAAATGTGAACCATTAGTTGATAGTGAAGAATTTAGTCAGATATTATCTGAGCCAATTGATCAGGATAATTATCTTGGATTATGGGATGCTAATAGAACATATCCGGCAGGATATACTATTACATTCGGTGATAAGAATTATCTCAGTAAACAGGAAGTACCGATTGGTATTACTCCACCTAATTCAGTATATTGGGAACTTGATCCTAATCAGAATCTTAAAGATATACTTGCTACATATAATAAAAATCTACAAATCAATAATGCTATATTAGATGAAGCTGATAGATTAGTACCTAAATCAGGTTATGATAGAAACAATTTATATATTGTACCTACATATGGTATATTTGAAACCAATACAGAGTTATCAGGAAAATACAATCAGCCTGCACCACCGACTAATCTTGTTACCAATAACAATGGTGCACCAGTAACAGCTACAGTATCCATGATACGTAGTACAAAATTTAAATCAGCAAGTCCAGTATTACGCATCCCCAAAGCTGCCACACAGAGTATTTGGGATATGACATTGGATATGTTTATTGAGCCTATACAACTGGCACATCAAGTAACATTAGAAACTGCTAGATTTGCTCCTGAACGTATAGGTAATGGTTCGGGAGCAGTTGAAGGTGACACGGTATTAACTATATTACCTACTGGTCCCGTAACAGGTCCTTATGGCACTGCTGATAACACATATGCTACTGCTGACCAAGATCCAGTAGCACCGGGCTTTACTGGAACAGAACCATATGGTCCTAATACTATGGACTATCGTGCTGACTGTGATCCAAGATTCCAATTCATTGCACGTAGTAGTCCACGTACTTTTGGATATACAACTGGTTACTTAGATGGAACTGCAGAAGCACCAAACGGATTCCCAACAGGAGCAGGTATTGCGTTCCCACAGAATCCACAAGTAGGTGCATATTTCTTACGTACAGATTATTTACCGCAACTTCTTTATCGCTGGGACGGAAGAATATGGGTTCGTATATCTAAGAACGTAAGAACACAAACTGGCTTCACTGAACAAGATTTGTCACAACAGTCTAGCTTCATAAATAACAGTAATGTTACTACTACAACTAGTGGTACACAGATACCACAGAAACAGGCGCTATCAACTATTTTGACAATAGCACCAGATCCAATACCACCGGTAATATAATATATGGCAGCTTTCTTTTATGATAATCAGGTCCGCAGATTTTTAATTCAGTTTGGAAAAATCTTTAGTAATTGGTACGTTACTAAAGGTAAAGACCCAGCTGGTAACGAAATACTTGTTCGTGTGCCAATTATGTATGGTGACAGTAGTCGTCAGGCAAGTACTATCATTGCTAACAACAGTGCTAGTAATTTACCTAGCGCACCACTAATTACATATTATATCACCGGTTTAGAATATGACCAACGTAGAACACAAGACCCTACGTTTATTGACAAGATACAAGTACGACAACGTAGTTATAATAGTGAGACACAACAATATGAAACTGTACAAGGGCAAGCATTTACAGTTGAAAGACTAATGCCAGTACCCTATACATTAAGAATGACAGTAGATTTATGGACAACTAATTATAATCAAAAATTACAATTGATTGAGCAATTAGGAACATTGTTTAACCCATCATTAGAAATACAATCTACTGACAACTTTATTGATTGGACTTCACTGAGTGTCGTATATCAAGATGGACTAACATTCAGTAGTCGTAGCATACCACAAGGTACAGGCAATCCTATTGATGTAATGAGTTGGAAATTCTATATGCCTATATGGATTAGCAATGCGGCTAAACTTAAAAAGATGGGTGTTATTGAGAAAATTATTGCTAGTATATTTTCAGGTACGGCACTCGATGATATACAAAATGATGATTTGTTATTAGGTACTAGACAAAAGATTACACCATATGGATATAAATTATTGTTAATAGGTAATAGCTTACAGTTGTTACCGGCTAATCAGGATTTCTATCCTAATAATGAAGATTTAGATTTGCCTCCTAGTCCTAACACAAGTTTATATTGGTCAAGTCTATTAAATGTGTATGGTACTATACGTCCAGGTATCAGTCAAATATGGTTACAAAATCCATATATGGATACAGAAATTGTCGGCACAATAGTACTTGATCCAAATGATGATAGATTATTAATATATGACATTGACCCGGATACCTTGCCTCAAAATACATTGGATCCTGTAGACAGCGTGATTAACCCATTAGTCACAGGACCAAATGCAGGGTTACCTCCCGCAGAAAATGGAATTAGATATCTTATTGTAGATAACATTGGTAATGAAGGTGATACAACTATTGCATGGGGTAATGTTGTAGCATATGCTAATGACATTATTGAATATGATAGTACTATGGGAGAATGGTTTGTGTCATTTGATAGTGCTACTGCAACTACAGTAGAATATGTTACTAATTTAACAACCAGTGTACAATATCGTTATGTTAATACCGAAGGTGCATGGATGAAATCTTGGGAAGGCTGGTATGGTCAGGGTGATTATAGTATTGTAATCTAATTTAGTTTATGCTATAATGTCTTAGCACATGAATAATATCTCGGCAGGCGTCTTCTTTTACGCCAAAAACACACAACGTTTCTTATACCTACTTAGAACGGATACAAAAAATCCGGGCAATTGGGGAATACCTGGTGGTAAGATTGAGAACGGGGAAACATTACTCAGTGGTGTTGATAGAGAATGCCAAGAGGAGATTGGATACTTTCCAAACAACGCTAAATTAATACCCATACAAAAGTTTGTTAATAATACATTTACATATCATACATTTTTTTGTAAGATAGATGAAGAATTCACACCAGTATTAAATTATGAACATTGCGGATATGCATGGGTGGGTGATAATCAATATCCTAAACCATTACATCCTGGGTTATTTAGTACAGTAAACTTTGATGTTGTACAGAAGAAATTAAAATCACTTACAAAAAAAGAGACCTAAGTCTCTTTTTTTTATTTTAGCAATTTTGCTAATGTTTCAAAACCAAGTGATCCTATCACTATGCCTGCACCCATCATCATCCATCTCCACTTTTCTAGTGCGGAGACTTTTGACCCTAGTTCTTTATGAGCTACCATATCTTCGTTACGCATATTAGTTAGAAGTGTTCTAGTTTCTTCTGCGTTACGGTCAAGACATTCATGCATCTCTTTAAGACTATTTTTGATTTCGCTGACGTCCTGTTCAATGTTTTTAACTTGAACTTGAAGCACAGCGATATCAGTTTCGGTCTTTGGCATTTTAATAGTTCTACCAGTTGCCATAATTAAGCACTAGCAATTACTACGATCGGATTAGGTTGACCGTTAGCCGCATTAGCAGCCGCCGCAGTATTGAATGTAGCAATAATGTCAGGGTTAACACTATATGCAACAGCAGTACCTGTACCAGATCCTGAGGCAGTAGCAGTGAATGTAATACCTGTCATATTAGCCATTGCACCAACCGCTGTCCAATCTGTTGTACCGGCAAAGTAAATTGTATAGACTGTACCGGCTGATATTGATCCGGCAGCAACTTGCGTTGGGAAGATTTCACTGTTATAGTCATTAATACTTGAAACATATGCTGTAGCAGAGGCTGCGTCAGTAGATAAGATGTTCATTGTGTTTGGTGTCAATGCTGTGTTAGCAACGTTAGCTGTATAGCATTGTGCTGTTAAGCCAGTTGTACCACCTGTAACTAGGTATTTTGTTTTACCTTTTTGACGAACGATAAATCCAGCTTCATCATTTGCATAAACATATGCGGCTCCGGTTGAAGCTACGGCTGCATTTGCAACTAATTCAACCACATCTTGTTGTGCATCTGGTGTACCGGTCGCACTTGACAAGTCAACTTCAGCACCACCTAATGTGTTAGATACAGTGAATGCGGCCGCGTTTGCGATTGCTTTAACAAAGTAAACTTGACCAGAAACTAGACCACCTAAGTTAGCAGTAAATCTTACTGTTCCGTTGGCTAATAATGTTTGAGCATTGCCTGAAGTACCAATGATGTTACCTGTATTTTGTGTATTAGCAACAGCAACTGTTGTTAATCCTGGAACTGTGTTTGCAAAACCTATACTAGTGTAGTCTGTGCTACCATTAATGTTTGCGCTTGCTACCTGAATAGCAGAACCAACACTTAATGTATTAGCTAAATCAGTACCAATACCAGTTACATATGCAGTATTTGTAGCAGAATACAATGTACCTGTACCATTAATACCAATAGCAACACGTGTTAATACTTGCTTACCGACAATACTAGTATTGCCACCAACTACACCATATGTGTTAGCATTTGTTGCAGGGAAGCCTGCGCCACCTACTGGGTTATTGAAATAAGCATCAACAACACCAACAGACATTTTTACTGAACCACCTGAGGTATCAGTCATTGTTGCCATAACTTGAGGTTGAACACTTAAATCTGTAGCTGATACATCAAATGTAGTATTTGACAATATTGAATTTACAAAATATGTAACTCCTGCTGTTAGACCACCAACTGTAGTAGCTACTTGGAATGGCATTCCTTTAGCTACACCAACTGTAGGAGATGTTGTTAAATTGCCACCTGAGATTGTAACGATACTGCCTGTTTCTGCTGTATCAGTAATTGTTAAGACTGCTTGAGCCTTTGCGATTTTTAGAGGACGTCCCATTTGATTTTCCTTTATAAAATTAGCGGGTTCTAGCCGCTACGCAGTGGGTAACTGCATAAACTTACAGAATGCAAGTGTATTATATATTTATCTGAAAACTGTATTATTGAGTACCTGTATTGGCATGTGGTGCACCAAGTTCAGTGATACTGAATTCAGATCCTGCTCCACCACCAGTAGTCAGAAATGCTACTACGTTGCCTTGACCGCAATAAACAGTATTGTAACTATCATTAGCAGAA